TAATAACCAAAAGTTTCAACAAAAAACTTATGGAAGCACTCCAATCAAAAACCAACTCCACTCAAAGTGAGGGGGAGGTTCAGTTGAAGGTAAAAGAATAATTTTCTATCTTTGTGATATGAAAAAATGTCAATATTGTGAAACTGAATTAACACCAACTAAAGGTGCCAGTGGAATCTTTTGTTCCCAAAAATGTTATTATTCTAATAAGAAACAACAAGGACAATTACGAATACAAAAAGATTTGGAAGAGGGTAAAAAAACCTGTTCTATGTGTGATGAAAGAAAAGTATTTAATGACTTCATAAAAGATAATAGAACTCCTGATGGTTTTAGTTACAACTGTAAATCTTGTTCAATAGTAAAAAGGTCAAAAAGTAAGGATAAAAAAGAAAAAATATTTATTCCAACAATCTCTGAAAAAAAATGTAAGAAATGTTGTATAGTTAAAAGTGTCCAAGAATTCCCTATACAGATTACCACAAAAGATGGATATTCTCCATTATGTAGAGATTGTAAAAATCTTGAAAGCCGAGAATTTATTGAGAAAAGAAAAAAAGAAAAATTGTATGTCTCCCCTAATGAAATAAAAAAATGTTGTGTTTGTAAAGAAGAAAAATCTATAACTGAATTTTATTCATCAATAAACACAAGAGATGGTGTTAGGGGAAATTGTATTGAATGTGAGAAACTATCAAGAGACAAATACAAAGACCAACAGAATGTAAGAAGAGTTAGTAGATACAAAAATGACCCCATTGTGAAATTGAAAAAAATATTGAGAGGTAGATTAGCAAAATATATTAAACGAAAATCAGTACCAATGAACAATATTATTGGATGTGATTGGAATGAATTAAAAAGTTATATTGAAAATAAATTTGTAGATGGGATGACTTGGGAAAATCATGGTCAATATGGTTGGCATGTAGATCATATTGTTCCATTAGATTCTGCTACAACAGAAAATGATGTGTATAAATTGAGTCATTATACAAATCTACAACCCTTATGGGCTAAAGATAATTTGAAAAAAGGTAATAAGATAATTGAAAGTACAAACAACTAAAATATTTGAGGACTTACTGAACCCTGATTACAGAAACTATGTATTTCAGGGGAGTTCTCGTAGCGGAAAAACGAGAAACATTATTTTATGGATGGTTATAAACATTCTCAATGAAGAGAATAAAGTTTATTCTATTGTCCGTAAGACATTACCATCTCTAAAAGGTTCAGTCCTTAGAGATCTAAAAGAAGTCCTTATTCAGTTAGATTTATATGACCAAAACAAATGGCATTCTGTGGATGGTTATGTTGAGATTGGGTCAAATATTATAGAATTTTTTAGTTTAGATTCTGAGGAGAAAATCAGGGGACGTAAAAGAGATGTTTGTTTTATTAACGAAGCAACAGAAATCTCATTTGAAGAATATGTCCAACTGAATCTACGGACAACCGAACGAATGATAATGGACTTCAACCCATCATTATGGCAATCGTGGTTATATGAATTAGAAAAACAATCTGATACTTTTTATACTATTGTCACCTACCAAGACAATCCTTTTTTAACTAAATTTCAAGTGGAGGAAATAGAGAAACTACAACATAGAGACCCCAACTTGTGGAGGGTATTTGGTTTAGGTCAAAAAGGTATTCCAACAAGAGTTGTATTCAGTCATCAACAGATTTATGATGAACTACCACAAGGAGCAAAACTATTGGGATACTCGTGTGATTTTGGATATGAAGATCCTTGCACCTTACTTGAAACCTATAAACTTGGGGATTCAATTTATTGTAAGGAATTGTTGTATTTGAGGAATGTTACAATCCCCGACTTTATTTACAAAATAAAGGATTTAGGAATCAATTTAAGAGAAGATTTTATCTGTGATAGTGCCAATCCCCAAGCAATCACAGAAATGTCCCGATCAGGAATAAACGCAAAGCCAGTGAAGAAGGACACAATCCTATCAGGTATAGACCAAATCAAAAGGCATAATTTATTTGTTTATAAAGATTCAACGAATTTATTAGAGGAGCTAAATTCTTATGTGTGGAAGAAAGACAAAAACAATAAAAATATTGATGAACCAGAAGACCACCACAACCATTTATTGGATCCTCTCCGATATATCCTTCAAATGAAGGTTATGAGGAATTCCGGTACGTTTGTATACTAAACAAGGAAATAAAAAAATTATATTTATAAGTATATGACTAAAACATACATAGACCATCAAGGTAAGAAATACCCCATACAAGAATTAACAATAGAAATGTGGGGTAATATAATGAAGTATAAAAACATACTTGATGATGTTGAATTATATGTAAAGATGATTTCAGAAATGACTGGTATGTCTTATGAAGAAGTCAAAGAGGCTGATGCTGATACGATTATAGAAACAGGAAAGGACTTATTCAAGTATATCAATCAGGAGTCAAGACAGGTATTTTATACAATCAAACATAAAGACACAGAATATGACTTATGTGATTTTTCCAATATGTCATTCGGTCAGTTTGTAGATATTGATACGTTTATGTCAAAGGACGAGGCATATAGAATATCTAACTTGAATGAGTTGGCGGCATATTTATACACAGAAAAAGGTAAGAAATACGGGGCTACGGATTTCAAGAAAAATATAGGATTATTCAAAGATTTACCATTCAAGTATATTGAAGGTGCCGTTTTTTTTTTATGGACTTTAGAAAGGGGATTGCTCGGACTTTCGGAGGTTTATTCCAAGAACAAGTGGCTGTGGAAGATGATAAAGTTGAAAATACTTTTTCACAATTTTGGGGATACTATATTTGGATTAACCAACTCGCGGAGAACAAAGTTTGGAAAATTGATAGTATTACTTCTCTCCCCCTTATTCTTTGTCTCAATCATCTTTCGTTCCTTTCTGACTTACGTACGGAACAAGATAAAGCGATGAAACAACAAATAAAAAAACAAAAATGACACAAACAGTTCAAGGTCTTAATCTAAAAAATATTGTTGCTGACTTTCAGTTGTTGGCAGACAGACATAAGCAAATCAATTCATTTGGATTTGGGGATACTGACGAGTTCACCTATCAAGTAGATAGACGAGATAAAGAAGTAAACCCATCAGACCAAGCCCCATATTATCCATATTTTTATGTTGTTCCGTCAAACGTAATTCAAGAGTTCAACTTTATGACTTATGAGTTTCAGTTGATTGTATCTGATATTATGAAAAGAGATATGGATAATATGACCGATATTTTATCTGATACTTTGCAGATAATGAATGATGTTATATCTATGTTCCGTTTGTCTTATACAGAGGCAAATGGTAATTATAACGAGTTTTATTATGTTGATGAGGCTGTAACCCTCATTCCATTTATAGAAAGATATGAGGACTTATTGTGTGGTTATTCTGCAACTTTGAGAATTAAGACAAGAACCCCACTTGATAGATGTGTGGCAGCATTTAATGATTTCCCTATTGAAACCCCTTGTATATCTCCAAGTCCAACCCCTTCAATTACACCAAGTCCAACTCCAACTAATACAGGAACCCCGACTAATACTCCGACTCAAACTCCTACGAATACACAAACATCAAGTCCTACAACTAGTCCGACCATTACACCTACTAATACTACAACTCCAACATCTACTCCAACTAATACCCCAACTCCAACAACACCTATTACTTTCTCACCAATAAGTTTATGTACTATTAATGGATCTGATGGGTTCGCTTCTATAAATGATATTTGTTCGGGGACTTGTACTCCTCGTACTGTGTATGTTTCTCAATCAGGTGTAACGACATTCCAAGAAGCAGCGATTACTTACGGATTACCAATCTATACAAGTACAACTTTTATACCGGCGAACTTATACGATGGTAATTCATTATGGTTTGGGACAACTGACAAATCTGAAATATTCCAAGTTGATAATGACGGTGAAATGTCCCTATTTGGAAGTTGTTCTTAAGTTAAATAATATATGTGGGAATTATCTGAACGACAACTAAAAGAATTGGGTGATTTATTCGTAAAGTTTTATAAGGATAAACTTAAAGAAAAAATATACCCATACGGAAACCCCAAAGTAAGAGGTCTAGGTAATAAGGTTGCATCAGGTCGGTTATTAAATAGTTTATCTGCAAAAGTCAAAGACACTCCTGATGGATTGATGTTGGAATTGACTTATATGGATTATCTCAAGTATGTCAATTTGGGAAGACGTAAAGGTCGGGGAATGGTTCCAATCAAAGCGTTATTGGAGTGGATAAAGGTAAAAAGGATAAAGGGTAGAAATAAGAAGGGTAGATTTATAAAAGATTTGAGTTTCGCATTCGCAATCCAAAAAAATATATTTAAGTATGGGATACGACCGGCTAATGTATTTGATAAGACCTATGACACTTTTGAGGATGTATTGGCAAACCCTCCCGCAGAGTTCAGAGATGAATACGAACAATTATATCAAGCCATAGGTGAAGATGTTGAAAACTTCCTAACCAACGTAATAAATAAAGAAATACCATCAAACTAAAATGAGTTTCAATCTAACCATATTACAGAGCCCATTATCAGTTACGGAGACACACTCCGACCATACTTGGAATGTAGCATTAAATAGTTATTCAGCATACACCGATATTAGATTGGTTGTAGATGTGTATAAGAACCCGTATAACAACGATCTCGGCCCCAACAATACCACAGGGACAATACAAGAATCAGGTAAAATAGGGAGATTGTTAATCCCCTCAAATCAGTATGGTAATTGTATCTTTAATGTTGAATCTATTATACGGAATATTGTTAAACCAAATCCTCGTAATATGTCTATGATTTACAACACCATTACTGGTGAAGCAGAATCAGACCCTTATGTTGTATCCGTAACGAACTCATCATTAGTAAATGTAGACCAAGAAACCTCACAAGCAACAATCAATAACTTACCTATCAACTTTGTAAGTTTTTCTAATGGTTTTAATGGGGGATATGAAGGTTATGAGAATATCTACCAAGTTAATGAATATCGTTTAATATTTGGGGTTCAATACACATCAGGTGGAACAACAACAATTATTATAGATACAACGAATTATGGGGTTTATAGTGGATTTACAGGAGAACCAATAAGTCCATTAAGTGCCTCCACACAACCTTATGGAGTGATGGTATGGCCTGGCGTTCAAGACAACAAGAGATATGCTGTATCAAACAATCAAGCACTAACATATTACTATTCAGGTTTCAACAACAACGGACAATATAACTATTGGAACACAAAGGTCTATGATTTTGCTATGAATACCGGTATTGTTCCATTCAATATTGCTGGTAGATTTATGGGGACATTTGGTGAGGAAACAAAACCTATGACTATATTGAATGGGTCAGTAATACAGACAAGATATAGAAGTCATTATTATACTTGTCCTATTGTATTAGGGTTTATGTATGGGGAGAATGAGTTATTCAATAATTCATCTGTCGTCAATTCTGTAAGTATATTACAGAAGACAGACACAAACTCACAATTAAACTACGATGTAATCTATTCACAACCTATTTCATTCACCCCAAATCCAACTGGTTATAACTCATTTTTGGGACAGAGAATAGCCTATGTAAATTGGAAACAAAACCCCCTATTTAGAACAAATAGTGATGTGGCGATATACTTGTCTAGTGGAAACTGCGATACTAACTACGCTGGTGGTGTATCAGAAATAGTACAATATAAGATGATGGATGAGGAGTGTTTCAACGACCCTGTTAATTTCTTATTTATCAATAGGAATGGGGTATGGGATACATTCACCTTCACAAAGAAAAGTCAGTATGCCAAGACCCCAAATAAGAAGGTATACGGGTCTCAAAAAACATTAAACTCTACAATATGGAATATGCAGAGTTATGACTCAAGTGAGACAACTTACTATGGGGATGCGACAGAGTTTATGACAGTAGCATCAAACTTCGTAAAACAAAACGATGTGGATATAATTGAAGAATTGATTATGTCTCCAACTGTATATGTAATAGAAGATGATTGGACGCCTGAAAACAACCAACCACTTATTTATCCATATTTAATACCAGTTCAAGTATTAAACAAAGAAGTAAAAAAGTATCAACAGAAATATGATAGAGTATTTCAGTATGAATTAGAATTGAAATTAACACCTTACAGACAATATAACTTACCTTACTAAATGAGTTTACAAATACGGACACTAGTATCAGGGACATATAAATATCTTGACCTATTTGATGATGAGGACATATTGATGTCTTTTTCTTTCGCAGAGATAAGTGATATTACTGCTAAAAACTCGGCTTATTCTAAAGCATTTACCATACCTGGCACAAAGAATAATAACGACATATTCAACTATTTTTATAACCTTAATTCTACACCATTAGATTTCAACCCCAATAATAAGTTTGATGCGAATATACTATGGGATGGATACGAAATATTATTTGGTAATATTAGATTGGATGGGGTGACTATTCAAGATGAGGATTTTACATATCAGGTCACCTTCTATAATCAGATTGGTAATTTGGCAGCAAACATAGGGGATAAGTTTTTAAGACAAACTGACCTATCGCATTTATCACACCCATTTACACAAGATGTAATAGAACAATCTAATATTGATTATAACCTATTTCCTTTAACAGGTACTACAAACTATTCATATCAAAATGGTAAGACGATGTGGAGTTTGTATAATATTGGTTATGAGTATTTAAGTGCTAATACTAATAGTGTTAATTTTACATCAACTCCTTTATTGGAGTTCGCCCCTATTATTGATAATGCTTATAGCGCTCAAACTGGTTATTTTGATTTTTCAGGAACACCAGTACAAGATTATTATTTCAAGCCCACCATACAAATTAAAGAACTTTATTCTTCTATTGTAAGAGATGCTGGTTATGAGATACAATCCAATTTTTTTGACACATCTTATTTTGAGAGGTTTTATTTACCCTTGAAGTTTTTAGATGATTCGGTTTATAGTAAGAACGCAATACTTGCTTGTTTTAGGTATGTGTCAGATGTTGATAGTAGTGGTAATACTTTTCCTTCAACAGGTATAACTTGTAATTCATTAGGTTATTCTGCGGGGACTAACTCATTTGTAATACAAGAGGCTTATGCCGGCACATACACTTTTAGATTCACTTATGATATTCAACCTGATGGTGGTGATTGTATCTTTGATGAAAGCGGAAACTGGCTTGGGCCGATCGTAGAATTATTCTATGTTGAAGGTAATGAAGGATTATATCAAACAAACTTTTGTCTTAATGAGACCATATCCTTTGATAGACAATTTATTTTAACAGGTGAGTCCGAGTTCACTTTTACTTTTGCCACTACAAACGCAACAGTATCAAACTTTGTATTTCAGGTCATTAGTCCATTAAGATTTATACCATCAGGTGATACAATAGATTATGCATTGGAGTTCCCCGATAATGATTATAAACAAATTGATTTTATAACATCAGTAAATAGGTATTTTAACCTTGTTATTGTTCCTGACCCATATATCCCCAACACACTTATTATTGAACCAATAATAGATTATATTGGTAAGGGTAGGACTTTAGATTGGACTACAAAGGTAGATAATCTACAACAAAAAAGTATTACTACGACCACTTCATTAGTGAATGGAACTTTGGATTTTGAGTTCAAGTTAGACCAAGATTACGCTAATCAGGACTTCAATACTGCAGCAAACAAGATATTTGGAACAGATAAAATAAACCTTAATCTGGAGTATAAAAATGAAACAACAAGGTTTAGTTATTTATTCTCATCTCCGATTGATATTACAATCAATCCCGCTCCACCAGCATACTTGACCTTATCATCATTCTCAAAAATTAGAACATTAGATTCAAGCGGTCAAACACTACAACAATTTGTTGGGTTCAAGATATTACCTCGTGTTGTATTTAGAGGCCCAACTTTACCAAATGATGTATATGGATTCGTAAGTGCTGATGTTTATAAGTATTGGTATTTTGACTCATATAATGATTTATACCAACAGGATAGATTCAACATTATCAACAGATATACAACATATCCATTCTCGTATTCAGGATTTTCACACTATACAAACTTTGATGGTGAGGATAGATCTACTATTACCCCACCCGAGTTCTCATTCGTATCTCCCGACTTATACGACATCTATTATAAACCTTATATAGAAGACCTAATAAGTCCCGAGAACAAGATATTTAAGTGTAAGATATATCTTACCCCTCTTGAAGTTAAAGACCTGTTATACAACGAAAGAATACTCATAGACAACTCCTATTTTAGAATCAATAAAATAGACAACTTTAATTTGTTGGAACCAGCAATCTGTGATTTGGAGTTGATTAAACTTACAAAAGAGTATGAACCTCATAGAGTATTATATTATGACCTTATCCCTTGTGATAGTGGAACAACTTTATATTCTAATTCAGACCTAAACTATAACTTATACGCATATGCTGGTAATTATGTAACCTTATTTGATGATGACTTGAATGCGTTGGGGTGTCATCAGGTTCAGATTGGAAGTTATAATCCAAATAATACATATCAACATTATTATATCGCATCAGGATTTACTAGTGAATTGGTTGGGGTTTATCCCGATTGTGGTTGTACTGGCAGAACAGGGTTTAATGTAGTTCAACAGCAATTATTTAATCAGGAAGAATATTTCTTTGAAGGAGAAGAATTAGGAACGGGTGATAATATAACCTTCGGAACTACTAATCCAGGATTACAAAATAACGATACATCTATTACTATTCAGAATACAGAAACGGGAGAAATAACTTGCGTAAATAATATCGTACCGACTTTCGTTCAGAGCACTACGTGGAGGTTATTACAAGCGTATAGTGGAAGTACTTGTGGAGCAAGTCCGACTCCTACTCCGACTAATACGAATACCCCTACCAATACTCAAACTCCATCAAATACTCCGTCCCCAACTCCTACGACTACTCAAACTAGTACCCCTACTTCTACAATAGGAGCGACCCCTACGAATACCCCAACTAATACTAGTACTCCTACTAATACTAGTACTCCTACTAATACTCAAACTCCTACTTCAACAATAGGATCAACCCCTACGAATACTCCTACTAATACTAATACTCCGTCTATTACTCCAACTAATACCCCTACTCCGAGTTCAACGTCTTTACCTCAAATCTTTACTCACGGCACTGTATTAGGAACGTGTAGTAATTTCTGTAATGCGAATTATAACATAGATACATCTACGGGAGCGGACGCTACTTATCTATTATTGACGATCGGGGATACTATTTACGGACAAGGGGGAAATGTCGGTTTTGTAGCGTATTCTAACGTTTCTACGGATACGACTACTGGGCCTTTTAGAATAGCGGAAATAGATAGTAGTGGAGTAATTACGGGTATATTCGTTTGTAATGCCGGAGTTTGCGACCCTCTATAATAATTTAATAAGATAAAAAAATATATTTATAAGTAATATGAGTTGTATAACATACCTACATAATGACCCATTTGATAGTGGTGGAACAAAGTTTATATCGGGGACTACTTGCGATGGAGAAGCCGAAGTTTGGAATCTTTCCTTCGGTGAATCGGCTTGTTTAGAATCGGAATTACCGATGATTATTTGCGACGGACTTACTATAAGTGGTGATTGTAATTCTGATTGTATATGTTGGCCTAGAGGAACGGGGGTATTTAATAGTAATGTTATAGATATGAGTTATGACCCAAATCTAAATAGAATCTATGTTGCTGGTAGTTTTAATACTTATAGTGGAGTTTCAGTTCCTGGCTTTACTTGTATTAGTTCTTCCACTGGCGGTTTGATTGGGGGTAATTTTAGTACCGCTTTATTTAATAATTTTTGTTTTGATGTAAAAGTTCAATCAGATAGTAAAGTATTAGTCGGAGGGGATTTTACAACTTTTAGTTCGTCCTCTCAAAATAGATTAGTAAGATTAAATACTGATGGAACGAGGGATAATACTTTCAACATAGGTACTGGTTTTAATAATAGCGTCCAAATTATTTACATAGATAGTAATAATAAGATACTAGTAGGAGGTCAATTTACTCAATTTAACGGAGTAAATAAAGGGGGATTAGTTAGATTAAATCAAGACGGAACTTTAGACCCAACCTTTAGTGGATTGACTAGTGGCTTTACTGATGGCCCAGCAGGTACTTATAATATGACTTGGGAGATAGGAGAATACGGAGGTCAATATTATATCACGGGGGACTTCGCAACTTTTAACGGAGTCGCTTGTAATGATGTCGTTAGATTGAATCAGAACGGATCGTTAGATAATACCTTTAACGCTAGTGGCATCACTTCGGGGGGGAGATTGATTGCTTTAACTATCCAAAGCGACGGACGACCGATTGTGTCAGGTGATCCAGGGGTAATCAGTAGATTAAACTTGAACGGATCTATTGATACTACATTTTCTCAAGTCTCAAACTTGAACGAAGTGAATACTTTAGAAGTATTACCTGACGATAATATTTTAGTTGGTGGTAGGTCTCAAGGTATAAGAAAAAAATTAGGTACTAATGGTGCATTTGACCCCTCCTTTACTCCTCCCGTTATTGATGCGATAAATCAGCCATTTCGTGGAGTCAATACTATTGTTCCTTATGGGGAATGTATATTGATAGGGGGACAATGGACTTCAATAGACGGGTTTATAGGTCAAGGTATAGCGAAATTATTTAGTGATGGAGAGTTGAATATTTGTAATCCTATTGCTGTGACCCCGACTCCAACTCCGAGTCCTACAAGAACACCTACTCCAACTCCTACAAGACCTTTGATTAGTCCTACTACGACATCAACACCAACTAGAACTCCAACAGCAACTCCTACGGGAACGTCAAGTGGAACAACACCGACCCCTACTCCTACTCCAACCCAAACTCAAGGAATAGAAATATTTACTCACGGAACTGTATTTGTGATTTGTTCTGGCTTCTGTAATACGAATTATCAAATAGACGTATCAACACCAGCGGAGGCTAATTACTCAACACTTACCATCGGGGATACAATATTCGGTCAAGGTGGAGTTGCTGGTTTTGTGGCATACGCTGCAACCTCCACAGATACATCAACAGGAACATTTAGAATAGCAGAGATTGATAGTAGTGGTGTAATAACAGATATACTCGTGTGTTCTGGTGGAAGTTGTGTACCCCTTTAATAATATAAAAATATGAAGTTTATAACAAACGAAGGGGTAAATGATACTCCAAAACAAATAGAAACACACTTAAACGACCTCAAGGGTAAAATCACTTTTATCTTGAAGAATAATTATTTACTTGAATCACTTAAAATAAGGTAAGATGGCTAAAAAAATAGATATTAAGTTTGATTTAGACACAAAGTCGGTCAAGATTGCTGGTGAGGAAACTATGAAACTAACCCAACAGGTTAGATTGTTACAGGCTGAATTAGCAAGTGGTAAATATTCACAAGAAGAGTTTGAGATTTTATCAACCAGATTGGGAGACGTTCAAGACCAAATGGCAAAGACCAAGGCAAGGTCAGGTGATTTATTGACTACTCTTCAACTTATACCAGGCCCTATTGGTGAAATAGCAAGTAAGTTTAATGGTGCAGTATCTTTATTAAAACAATTTGCAGGTTTTTCATTACAGGACTTAACCTTTCAATTCAAGGAAACATTAGATGATGTAAGAGAAATTGGAACCCAGTTGTTTAAGACGATGGGTATTACCAAAATCTATGAAGCCGTAAATATGGCTTTGGCAAGGTCATTCGTAGCAGTTGGAGTTGGGGAACAAGCTGCAGCGACTGGTGCTCGGGCATTCGCAGCGGCTTTAACAACGACAGGTATTGGTGCGATTGTAGTTGCTCTTGGTTTTTTAGTCAGTACTTTAATTGAGTATTTAAGTACGACTGAAGATGCGACTGCGGCTAATGAGGCATTAAATGCTACAATCAAGGAACAAAATAGATTATTTGAGACCAACATTAAAGCGATTGATAATGCTACAAAATTAAATACTGCCCGAGCAAAAGCAGCGGGAGCAAGTGAAGAGGAATTATTCAAGATTACACAAGAGGGGGGTAAGGCAAGATTAGAAGAACTCAAAAAACAAGACCAAGCATTATTTGAGAGAGCACAACAAATAATAAAAAATGACAAGATTGATAATGAGACAAAGAGAAGGTTAAGAGAAGAAAATGCTGCGGCAGAATTAGCAATCAATCAACAAATCATAGACCAAAGCCTTGCTCTTGAAATTGCTGGTTTGGAGTTTGCCGCACAACAAAGGGAAAAGGCTAATCAAAAAGCAGTT